AGGGGTGTTCGCAGCACTCCATTGCGATTGGTCTAGCCAATCATTACTTGTCGGATTCCAGTACCAATTATCCCCGCCATATTGCACAGTTTGATACCCACTAGGGTCGAACGCGGCGTCTCCTCCATCAGCAAAACGTCTTACGCTAGTGATACCGCCTTCAGCTAACCTATTTCCCATGCGGGTCGCCATATTGCGTGCGGTGTACCATTCTTGTGGGAGCGCGGCTACGCGTTGACCTCTATAAACAGGGTCCGCCTGTGCGGCCTGTGTCCATTTATCTAAGTACCCTAATGCTTGTTGCAACCCTTTTTGTCGGGTGGGGTCCAGCATTGAAGTCTGCGTGGTATTTGATGGTACTGAACTACTGCCCATAGTTATATCCTCTTTTCGTAAACAGTCTCCACCTCATACCAGCCGGGTATTTTATGTATGGCTTTGTGCCATGCTTTTCTAGGTGAAGCAAATGAAATCTTAGACGCACCGAACTCTTTAGCGATAGCATCTACGTCTTGGTGATACTTAATTAATGCATTACCGTCTTTTGAATAGGCAGCCCAAACAAATAACGAATTTTGGTTAGTTATGTTGTCTGTAAGCAGTTTGAAAACTATAACACCGTCAGGGGCTAAATACACTCTTGCTTGCCCCATCATGCAGGCAGCATACACATCTTCTGGAATCCAGTCAGCGTTAGTTTTTTCGATAACACATTCTAACGCATATCGTATATGATCCCAATACTCCTTTACATAAATGCAGTGTACTAATTCCATATTAAACAGGCATTACTTGATCTGGATTGACCGGATTCGTTTGTTGCGTGTGTCCGTAGGCCATTTGACGTACTCTATCCAGCATGTCATATAAGGCTTGCGCCCCTGCTTTAGTCGAGCCATCACCTAGTGCAGATACTACATCCGCCGGAATTACGAACTCGCCTTCGGCTAAACGCACAGGCTCTTGCCCTTGCTCGCCACCGATTAACCCCATAATGCCATCGCTTTGGCCTGTGCCGGGACCGTGTAACAACCCTTCATCACCACCGCCAATATCACCGCCTTCAGCGTAACCGTAACCTATAGGGCCGCCATCTGCGTAACCAATCACTTCGTGCCTAATAGGTGTAGTACGCTGCAAAGGTTGAGCTTGAGGGATCATACTCTGTGGGTAGAAACCTTGCATAGGTTGCTGATTGATAAACCCGGGTGGTATTTGGTTAATACCTTGCACTTCCTGAATAGTCCCGCCTGCTGCAAAGTGCGTAGGTTGGCTAGCCATAGCCAACAGTGAAGGCGGTAAACCTGTTGTGTCCACACCCGCGTTTTTATACATACCTACGATACGTTGGGCTTCTGCAGCATTTTGATGCTTCATTTTAGCTTGCTGGTTCATACTGTCTTCAAGCCCGAACAGCCCAGTACCCACGGCAAACGCCGCTTTGTTTCTATCAGAAAATGGGTCAGCCGCGATGTCTTTAAATGGTTTCAGTGCATTATCCAGCATTGACGGTTCGGCGGTCATCGCTTTTTCGATAGGTGTCACGCTTTTAGTAGCATCTACAACAGGACTCTGCATAATACCTACATCTTTAGGGCTAGATAAAAATGTCATATCAGCGCCGGGTGTGCCCGCTGCGCCTGTCGTCGCTTGTCCTGACAACAATCCAGCATCTTTTGATAACGCCCCCAAACCTTGAGTAGCTTGCGCTCCGTCTGCAACAGGTATGATACCGCCTGTGGTATTAACCGAGTTAGCTGTAGCCCCAGCTATTTCTGGTGCCGCTGAACCGCCCGTCAAAGTACCACTAAATGCTGAAGGTGCTGCATCTGGGAGGGCCGTTGTTGATCCTTTCATAGCGCTTTCCATAGCCAAACCATTGATCCCCATCCCCGCCCCTTCGTTTGTTGCAGTGTCCACCACCCTACCTGCTATTACATCAGGCACACTGCTAGTGGCTGCGGGAGTTGCGGCTGTAGCTGCGGCGGTTCCTCCAGTTTCTGCTGCAGGACCTAATGCTGACATAGTACCCGCTGTTAAACCTGAGGCTGCGCCGAACGCTGCGCCCATGCCGGGGTCTTTACCTTGGATAGCATTTTTACCTGCACCTAGACCCGCGCCTACAGCGCCAGTAAGAAGCGTACCCCCAACAGCACCTAATGCTGGAATAGCCGCACCTGCGGTCGCGATAGTCGCTGCCGCCATACCTAAGCCTAATAGAATCTCAGTCAGGTCCATAGCCTCAGGCATCCCAGTATGTGGGTTAACCGTCAAAGGACGGTTGTTGATTGCTTGGTTAAGCGCGTTAAGCCCCGCTACCTCCGCATGATTCATATGGACCAGAGTGTTATCCCCGCCACGACCTAATGATGCTAAACCTTGTGCTGTTTGTTGGTGCATGTATATCTCCTAGACAATTTTCACTGTGCCAAGGTCGTTCCACAGGGAGCCTGCTGGCAAACCTGCACTACTGGTCGGCAAATCTGTTAATGTAATGGTAGTGGCGCGTATTGGCCCCGGGTTCTGTAAGTTTATAAAGTACGTATTTAGAATACGTACAGTCTGGTTAGCCCAGTTTTGGTCATACTGCGCCGGAGGCACAGGCAGTACAGGTGCTGCAAAATTAGGACCCGCCATCTATTTTCTCCCATCAGGTTGTAACTCAAGACGCGGTATACCTAACGACCACTGCGTACCTGTCGAATCACTTGATATTCTAAACGATACCTGTCTGCCCCGCAGCCTTAACCACGCTTGATCTGTATACTGCTCAACAGGCACTGTCGTGCTTCGCGTGATAGGTTCGTTAGTCTCTTCGTTGTATGGACCGCCCGGAAAGTCACGCGCGTATAAGGTCATAGTGACCGCAGGCGAAGTATCTGTCGAACCAGAAAAAGTAACGTCAGGAATCAAACGTCTTACAAACGCAAACTGATACCCATCATCCAAGTCAAAATCCGCTGACTGAATATAAGCTACTAACGGTAACGGTGTGCCTGTTGCATTATCTTCTAGGCCGTTTTCTTGATAGATGAGGTTTCCATCGATAGCCGCAATAGGGTATTCCCGCGCAGGGCAGTCAAGCCAAGCAGTACGGTTCATTTGTCCGTAATACCAAATGCGCTCCATGTAGTTATAGACAACGTATCTATCAGGGGTTACAGAGTTCTGTGAGCAATAGAACCACCAAATCTCGTTAAACTCGCCCACTGAACCCGCATAGACCTGTGCTTCTTGATCGTAGTTAAAATCATTAAACACGTATTGACGCAAGCTGCATGGGAGCGATTCCACTGTACCGTTATAGGTAAAGAATTTTTTATGCCCCATCCAATAGGTGATGTTGTTCACTGAGATAGCTGCAAAAGGTGAGGCTATCGTGATATTGGTTGAACGCGGTTGGATATTGAACGTATAAGGCGTACCCACATATTGCATACCGTACAGCGCGCTGTCTGTAAACACCAAAGTCTCTTGACGGGATTTAATCGCCGTAACAATTGCATCTCCATAAGTGAGCTTATATCCACCTGCAGAAGTGCTAATACCCGGTGTCCAGTTAGCAGGGTTGTCTTGATCCGCCCAACGGATCAACATAGGAGTTTTAGTTGTTTCACTTATAGCATTACACCCTAGGGCTACTAGATGGTTCTCATCTGTGACAATAATGCCTGTAACAATCGATGGGCAATCCGCTGCACTAGGTAACGAGCTTAATTTAACCGCATCCGCGTTAGGAGTACCCGCTGAGTCTGTACTTGTAGCTGGAGCCCAGTAATAAATCTCGCCATTAGTAGGGGCAATAACTAAATCCTGCCCGTAGTTATCTTGGGTCCAATACCCTAGCTGCTGTACAATACCTCCGCTAGTTGCAGCCGATCCCCACGCCCCACGCCCCCATGTGCCTATACCCCAACCTAAACCTACAGCGTTAACAGGCAGCCCAGCTGAAGCTTCGAATTTTAACTCGATAGCTGCTCCCCCATCCCCACCTGTGTAAGTGGAAGATGTAGTAACACTGAACGTAAACGTGTCTTTATCTAATACAACTATCTGATGATAGGTATTGACTTCACCGTCAGGTATTCCACTAAGCGACATTGCAGCACCAGAGATGCTTATGTAATCGTCTGTCGCCGCCCCGTGATCTGTGTATGTAATGGTTATTGTAGGGATGCCAGAAACGACAGCTAAGGGATCAGTAGGTGTAAGAGGGTTTACAACAAGGCGGTAAGGTGTGATGTTGTATAAAGTACCGTTAAACTCAATGAAGAATCTAATGTTTGTGCCCACACCTGTGTAGTTGTTACCTATGATAGACGTCCAATTATGCAACGACCTACACACATTGGTGTATTGATTGGCGCTATATTTTTGCCAACCACCTATATTTTCTGGGAACCCAGAACGGAAGCGCACTTTATCCGTAGCATACCAGCCACCTTCGTTAGCATAATTCGTACCTTCACGAGATACCCCGGGGCGAAATGTAATCGATTTAAGTGGCATAGTTCACCTTTATGTGTACGGCTTAGTACCGTTTCTGTCTATAATTAATGCTTGCCGTTTAGGCAACTTATGAGGATCGTTTGGTACACTGACATGCACCCAGCTGTCGAACTCTCGGATCACTTGTTCATACGGTAAGCCCGCACCAATTATAGCTTTTATCAGCACGTCGGGCGATACCCCCGGTACTTTAATATCCGCTGCACAGCCTTGTATATGCTGGCTAGTCGCTTTACTGCCCACTAACGAGTTGACTACACTGCTTCGATACCCACTGGTGACTTGTACAGGTTTATGTACAATATCGCGTATAGGCTCTAGTATGAGAACGCATAAGCGTCTTAAGTTTTCAGCAACCACTTCATTAGCACTATTGTCTAATCCGTGACGTAGGGCTGCATCAGAGAAGGTCATCTCTTCCAGCGTAAAGTGTTTAGTCAGTTGGGTCATATCAGTACGTTCGTTACGTCCAAGAATTTCAGTACATCAATAATCAGTTTAACCACGTCTTGTAAGATTAGTTCCATAACAATCCCCTATTTATGTTGTTTGTCTGGTGCGCCTGCTAAGGCCATACCCAGTACCGTTAAAGCCGCTTGTTGTTGCTCGGTAAACTCTAAACCCCACGCAGATGCAACAAGAAATAACCCCGCCCAAGTCGAGGTCTCAGTCAAACGTCTGATTAGAAAGTCTTTCATAAGTCGCCTATTTATTCTCCAAAATTTGTAAGCGAGCTGTTAGTTCTTGAATCGCATTGACAAGAACTGGTATCAAACTATCGCTGGTGTATTTCAATTTGTCTGGATCTTCGTTGTCAATGATGACAGGCGCAGCCCCCTCTAGCGCTAAAATATCCTGCGCTTTAAAACCATATCTAACACGCCCGTTTGTTTCTTCGGAATCACGTGCAGTACGGAATTGATACGCGGTAGGTTTTAATTGATTAACGAAATCTAACCCGTGGGGCACAGCATTAAAATTGGTCTTGTCTCTAGCATCAGAAACGACAGTCCATGCTACTTGAATATAGGCGTTAGTAACCGCTGTTGAACCTATGGCAACCCTATTATTTTCTGTTGTCGGGTCAAACACAGGCGCGTAAGTGCCTGAACTATTTAACGGGCCTATAGCAGTATTCCCTGATCCTGTAGTGTTGCTTGCGAGCGCGGAGCCCCCAACTGCTGTATTGTAAGAACCTGTGGTATTGTTGGCGAGTGCTTGATAACCACTTGCTATATTACTATTACCTGTGGTGTTGTTGTAAAGCGCTTGAACGCCACTTGCTGTGTTTTGAACACCTGTGGTGTTCTTATTTAGCGCAGAATACCCACTTGCTGTGTTGTTGCTGCCTGTGGTGTTGCTATAGAGCGTAAACGCC